AGGCTACGCTTTTTTAGAGTTGCAATAATGTTTGATTACATGATTTCAAACAGATTGGGTCTATACTTGACGTAGGTAGTCAGACAATCTTTGTTTGTACGTGTTAGTTATATTTAAAAACAATACCTTGTCAACACTTTTTTATCGTGCCGCACCAGATAAATCGTATACAAACTTACCTGTTCGCATTGCTTCCATTATAGCTTCCTGATTTTTAGCATACTCCTTATCAGACATTTTATCTACTTGGGATTCCCGAATGTAGTTGTTAGACTCATCAGAAGTTGGGGAAGCTTTTGATCTGGTATTAACAGCAGATGCAGCAGATTTATTGCTACTCTTTTTAATACCTGAATCAATCTTGTAAAGATCTATAACTCTAGCTACAGACTTTGCATCGTCAACATTTTCATAGAGAGCATCCTGCACCCACTTAGGCTGTGCATCTGCCCAATCATGAAACTTGTCGTCCTCGCGTATATCTGCAAAATCAGGATGTAGCTTTAGAAGTTCCGCTTCTGCTTTTTCCTTAGCTGCTTCAACACGCATACGCTCTATATCTTGAACACGCTTGTCAAGATCTATAGAACGCTCTCTAGCTTTTTTGTCAGCTATGGACTCAACTATACCTGCTACGTCAGGGTATTTTTTAGTCCATTCTGCTATCTCCTCTTCAGACTTGGGAAGAACCAACTCATTTTTAGTAGCTTTTGAAAGCTGTGCTTCGAGAGCTTTAATTCTTTCATCAGTCTTCTTATCTTTATCTGCCATGTGTCTCCGTAGATCACCGTATCTTTTCTTAAAAGATAACTCCTCTTTTGAAAGATCCTTATCTTCTTTTGTTGTCTCCTCTCCTTTTTCAGAATCAGATGCCTCTTTGACCTCTTCAGCAGGTGCATTACCTTCTTCTCTGGCTTTGAGAAGACTCTGTAACTCCTCCTCGTCTTTTTTGATACGCTCTGCGTTTTTGTTTTTGCGCGAGCGAGGATCAACAAATCCTGCTACTTTTACTTGTTCTACGTTTTCTAACTCTGGCATAATATTTACTCCTATTGTTGGGGCTGATTTTCATCAGGTAGCCATTTTACCGCCAAGACCTTTCTTGACGTTACGCTTTTTTGGTTTAGTTTTCTTAGATTTAGAGGCTAAACCACCCTCTTTAAACCCAAGCCCTTGGCTTGTGCTAAACCTATCCATTGCCGCTGTGCCGGGATCTGTTGGTCCTACAAACTCTCCTGATGGTGTAAACCCTGTAAAGGCAGTTTGTGCTGCATCAAATGCTTCTTGCACACTACCGCCTTGTTTTAGCACATCGTCACGAGCTTCGTCTGCATCTTTTCTAGCTTTATCATACGTTTTATTTGTAGCGTCTTTAACTCTTTTTTCATACTCTTTTTGACTAATTTTTTCTTCTGCAGGTTTATCTTGCTTCTTCTTCGGTGTTACTTTTGGTGTAAAGCTTAGTGCATCCTCCACCGCTTGTTCTGCTGCGCTCTTTGTTTTTAAAAACTGCTTTGCATCTGTTACCTTTCTTTCACCTAATGGAGCAACGTCTTGAAACGGTGTAGTTGTATCTACTTGTGGTAAAGTTCCTTTTGCTCCACCTGCAGTTATTGACGTAGGAGATCTATCGACTTCAACTCCATAGTATGCACCGGGCTGTCCTCTAGTTTCTGTAACAACAGGGTTATAAGGTCTATCCTCAAAAGCAATTTGGTCAGGCGCAGTTCTAATTAAAGCTTCTCGTGTTTGCTCTGCTAAAGACTTACCTGCATCTTTTGGTACTTGCGTTAATTGGGTTCTATTAAAGTCAAAACCACTAGGAAGATTAACTGGTAATTGAGTTACACTTGAGTCTAAAGGACGACTTACTCTATCTTTAAAGCCTATTGCTTCTAATGCTCTATCTACAGAAGTAGTAAATCTGCTCATATCAAATAGTTTAAACTCTTTTTGTGGCACTGCTGGTGTAACATCAGGAGAACCCAATGTGCCGAAACCATAGTCCATAACAAACTTAGGTTGGAAGTCTGGTTGTGCTGGGAGATCCATAGCACTAAATGTAGGTGTAAACTTTTCCTTTGTCGTCATGTTTTCTAAGTCTATATTACGTAAACTGTTTCTAAACTCAGAGTCATCCATATTCTCTGCAGCATCAAGGTTTTGTTCCACTATGTTATTTATATCTGCACGAGTTGCTATCTGATTTCTTGTTTCAGGTAAAACCTCTGTGCTTGCTACACCAGATATTTGATCTCTTGTGACACCTAATGTTTGTGGTCTTTCAAAAGTAGGTCTAGCTATACCAGCCCTTTTAACGGAGTTTGGATCATTCATTACTTCTTTCTGCAATATGTTTTTATCACTGTTTATATCCAGATAATCATTAGTTAATTGTGTATAACGATCTGTGGCTTGTTCTCTACCTAGTTTACTATTCATAACCTCTGTTTTAAATCTAGCCCAGTCTCCTGCTATAGCAGCCTCTACAGCATTTTTAAATCCTGCTAGACCTCCTAGCTCACTCTTATCCATTCTTCCAGCAAGCACATCTTTTATGTTAGAGTATTTACCTCCACCTGTTTGCGCTGCTATGTTTGTTAGTATAACTTGAGGACCAACATCTAGTAGATTTAAGTTACCGCCATATTCTTGCACCACTCTTTCTGCATTTTTTCTAGCCAGATTTAAATCTTCATTTAAGAAGTTAAGCACCTCATTTTTAGTGTACCCTTTATTTGGATCAGCATCTGCTGGCAACTTATGTCCAACACCCACGGTTAAGAAAGGCTCTGCACCAGCCTGTTGAGTTTGAACACGATAAGGCATGAAAAGACCTTTGCTTTCATCATAGTTTATATTGTATGACTTTTCTAGGTTGTTTATTATTTCACCGTATGTGTTTCCTAGTGAGTTACCTTGAGCATCTGTCATACCAACTTCAGACATTAGGAACTCTAGCTTTGAAGCGTTAAAAGCTGTTTGCGATACTTTCTGCCATAACTCAGGTGAATTAGCATACGCAGCACCAAAATCATTTACCTCACGATCAGAGGCATTAACAGAAGAGGCTATTATACTTTTTGCTTGCTGTGATACTGTTTGTGTATCTCCAATATTATCGTCAGTAACGTCTATGGGTGTAAACTGAATAGCATCTGTTACCGCTTGTTGTGCGGCACCTTCAAAAGCAGAGAGTTCAGGCGGTGGCAAACTGTAGTCAGTATCTGTTGTAACTGACACAGGCACATTAGAGTCTGCAGATATAGTTCTGTCTTGTTCTAACTCTAAAAAGTCTGGTTTTTGTTGGTCTATAACATCTTGCAAAGATTCCAATAAAGATTTATTTAATGGAGTAGTAGCTACTTTGTTTAGCACATCTATTTCTTCTTTTGTTAATGGTTCTCCTGTTTCTGGATTTTTACCAGTGGTTGTTGCCTGAATAGCAAAATCACGAGCTGCTTTTTCGTTTAGACCTTGAAAGTAACCAAGGATAGGAATCTTTCTTGTTACAGAGGTTAAGATGCCACGCTGTTGAGAATTATATCTTTGCCAATCCTCTGCAGTAAAATCTGCAAAAGATGTTGGTTGTGTTTCTACATCAGACATAGCTCTTCTTGCAGCTTCATACGCACGATCACTCATGCCCCTATCTGTGCCTCTAGCTCTTTCTGCTTCATCTTCTTGTCTGCTTCTTTCATCCGCTGCAGGATCAAATGTGCCACCGCCTGAACCTGCTACATCGGAAGCGGTAAAGTCTGGCGGTATATATTGCATTGGCTTTCCATTGAAGAAAGGAATAGTAACAGTCCTACCTGTTTTTGGATTTGTAAAGTTACGTAGTTGAAAACCTAGTTGTGCTGTACCCATAGTGCCGTAGCGTTGACCGGGAGTGTAAGGTTGTCCAAAAGCAGTTTCGTAAGAGCCAGTGTCACCACCCTCTTGAAAACCTATGATACCGCCTCTGTATGCTTCTGTCACCTCCAGCTCTTCTATTGAGAATGGTAGTTCATCTTGCTCTTCCACTGGCTGTCCACCAATACGTCCATCTGCTTCCATCCTCTGTAAACCTACCTTGGCTTCGTTACGCAGGTCTTCAAATGTTTGTATGCCGTGGTATCTAACAACATCTGCAGGAACAACATACTCGCCCTCACTAAGCATGGCAGGTATGTCATCTCTTACTTCTTCTGCCATACTACCTGACGGTACTTCGTTTCCGCTTACTGGATCTCTCTCCACACCGTCATCAGCAAGGACACCGCCCTCGTTCATGAACGCAAAATTCATTTGATCTTCCATAGTAGCCCCACCTTTGTTAAATAATACTGGTCTTCCCTTTACCAGAGGTTCTTTTGTTTTAGGATCTTTTATACCCCTTAGATCCATCTTTCTCATCCTTGCTATTCTTTCAGCACCTGTTTCTACGGATTTCTTTGCAAATATTTGTTTTCCTATCTGCACAACAAAAGGAGAGTTAAATACAGGCATTTTAGTTCCTCTGTCATAAAAGAAACCACCTCTATCTGGATTGTACCCTAAGTGCATAAAGTCGTCATCATCAATAACAGCTTTAGCTATACTGTGTGCCTCTTCATCTTTAAACATCTTTTTAGTTAATGGGTTTTTAGCAACTGTCCCATTAATTGTGGCATGAGGAAACTTATCCTGAACACCCCTTGCTATATCAAAAGATGGCTTTGTAGGTGTAGGAAATGTTACATCTTTTATAACCATTGTCCTAGAAAAAATACTTTCTGCACCTTTCCCATCAGGTTTTTTGTATGTTATTTGTGGTACGTAAACATCAAATCTATTATAGGCAGGTATGTCTAATCTAGCCATAACTTTGTCACCTGCTTCTATTTTAGGTTTGCCCTTTGGTATAGTTTTATCTAAACCTATCATACCTTTTGCTCTTTTATTTTTGTCCAGAGCAAACATTGATTCTGTAAAAGTAGGCAACTCTTCTATTTCATCAAACTTTTCTACGTCAGCAAACGCAGTTTTTCTATATTCTTTTGGTGTTATCTTTCCTTCTTGTAACTCTAGTGCTTCTTTTTGGAAAGGTCTTTTTCCGGGATCATCCATTTTTCTAGCATTTGACTGCGCTTTTTGTATACCTTTTACATAATCTTCATCTGCCTCAAAGAGTTCCTCTGCAGTTTTTTTGTCTAATGTTTCATCTACATTTCCTCTGATAGCTTTATAATTAGCATTGTCTTTTGTTAGAATATCTTCTTTAGTAAGTTTTACTAGACCAGTCTTTTTAGCACCAAATTTTAGTGCCTTACCTATGACTCTTCCTACTCCGGGAACTAATCCAACAGCTGCTGAGGCAGTTTCTAGAGCTGCTAAGGGTAAATTACCTGATGCAAAAGCTTGTCCTGCACTAGCAAAATCCATAGCAGTCCCTACTCCGGGAAGAAATCCTGCTGCCTCTTTAGCTATTTTTTTAGCTGTTGCCATTATTCATCATGTCCCTCAGTTGCATCAAGCGTCTAAGAGCAGAGACAGCACCTTGCAGTCTGTATATATCAGACGGCTTTTCTGTTTGCTCCATTGTGCGTTGATAATTTACGATAGATCTTTGTAGCTCATCTACAAAAGCATCCCATAATTGTTTGTTATTCGTTAACTCTTTAATCTTAGACATTACCTGAAAATCCTTCTTCATCTGGTAGTGGTGCTGTGCCAACACCTACTTGTGATCCCCCACCGCCTGATGTGTCTTGTACGTTTGCTCCTGCAGGTGCAGGTGGTACTTGCTCACTTTCTTGCGGTTGTGGGGCTTGTTGTTGCTGTGGTTGTTGCGCCTGAAACTTCTTGAATATCTCAGCCTGTATCACAGCGTCTTGCAAGCTATTTGTAACCTTGTTTGGATCAAGATCCATAGCTTTTGCAATCTCTCTAATAATATAATCCATCTTTGCAAACGGTGCGAGTTGAGGATTAGAAGCAACTTGTAGGAACTGCATTAGTCTTTGACTACGCACTTCGTTAGCCATTAAACTTTCTGTACCCTGAGCTTTGACCTCTAAGTCACCCTTGATGTCTGAATCGTAATCAAACTGCATGTTAAAACTAAAGAACGCTTTACCAATAGGTGCTAGTAGATAGTCATCCACGTTCTTTACAACATTACGTATAGAACCGTTAGCTGCAGACATCAACATAGATATGCCTGATGCTGTACGTCCCACACCTTGTATGCCTGTCTGTCCATGAGCAAACGATGGAAAGCCTGTGCTTTCGTCTGCAAGCACTCTGGACTTATCAAATAGTTGCATGTTTTCTGCTGCCACGTTTGGAAACTTTGTACCAAAGATAGCCTGTCCGGGTGCGCCGCCTTGTCTTCTGAATATTTTTCCGGGATATACACTGAGGTCTTGTCCGGGAACTAAGTTAGTCTCATCAACCTCCATGATAAGATTACCACTTAATGCAGCGTTATCTATAGCCATACGCATAAAACCATTCATCAATGTCTGTGTATCGTCCATGTTTTCTGCAATACCAACACCAAAGAAGCTGTATGGGTTATGCTCATAAGGCACAGCGTAGTAAGGTATACGGACTGGCTTAAACGGATTTAACACCATTCGCAATACGTGACCCTGACACACCCATATGTTACAGTTTATTTGTTCTATATCACCTAGCTCTTCAGGTATTTCTACACCGTTTTCCTCTAATATATCTGCATCAACGTATCCCCAGAACTCTAGCACTTCATAACGCTCTGAATAGTTTTCTATAGCGTAGTCTTTCATATCATCTTCCCAATACTTTTTATCGTATTGCGGCCCCATATCAAGACAATCTTCTATAGACTCATCTCTAAAATATGGTCTGTTCTTCAGGTTACGCATCTGTGTTTTAGATAGTTTGTGTCTTTGCACACAGTATTCTGCCTCATCCATGTTGTAGGCATCAGGATCAGGGTAGAAGTTCCATATGGATACATGCTCAGTAGAAGGAACTGTTTTTATAGTTGGCTCATACTCACCATCTTCTCCCCAGTTAGGATATTCTTTATCTAAGGCAAAAGGTCCTTTCATGATGCCTGTGCCAAACAATGCCATCTCAAAAGCTGTATTACGTAACTGTTTGTTTGCACCTGACTCTTCTAACTGATCGTGTATCTTTTTTTCCATCTTCTTTGCTGCGATCATAGCAGGGTGAAAGGTAACAGTTGTTTGTGTCTGTCCATCACCCTCTATTAGTTTTTCAGATACACTACCTAGCTTCTGCTCTAAAGATCCTAGTCTATTTTGCAAATCAGCCACGGTTTCACCGGGCTTCAACTTTCCGTCTGGCGCAAACAAATAAGGCTCTGAAGGTTTATCTTCAAAAGCCTGTTTAAGATCATCCAATCCTTGTTCTGCATTTGGGTCTATATTTATATGCACCGACTCTGCAACACCCTCTGGCAACTTAGTTGGATTTACCGTGAGTGGAAAAGTAGTGTTACCAAACAGAACATCTATTATCTGTCCGTATGCCGCAAGTGTTTTAGTCTTTGTTACTTTTACAAACACTCTTGACTTTTCTGTTTCAGTGAATTGTACATCAGGACCATATAGTCCTCTATAGTTTCTGTACGCTTTGAGCCATCTCTGCTCATCTTGCTGTCTTACATCTTCTGCTCTTTTAAATCTGTTTTGTACATAAGCTACTACATCACCTTCTGAACGTAAAGCAGGGTCATTTTCCTGCATTGCTGTGACATCTGCTGTGTCAAATGCTACTTCGTTTTCTTCTGCCATATTTAATATCCAAAGCTAGGGTCAGCGACTTGAAAGCCTGTTCGCTGATTTACAGGGTTATAGTCCCATATGGAACTTCTTGGTCGGGTCATTATGCCGTATCGTAGTGCATCGTACATATGATCCATTGCGTTAGTATCTACATCCTCTGGGTTTTTCTTGTCCAAGGGTAAACTAGGGAGTTGAGATATAAGATGTGTGCAGTTGTTAAAAATAACAAGACGAGGCTCTTCGGTAAATTCATCAACCTGCAACCGTCTGTGTAGTTCATTTTTTCCTGCAACTCTACTTCCTTTACTTCTATCTGAGGGTCGCCATCTACAGCCTCTTACAATCATCTGCTCTGCAAGGCTTGGTCCTGTGTCTCCGCGTTTATGCCACAGCGAACTATCTAAAACTCCGTACTGTATTCTACCATCGTCTGCTTCTAACTGTAGTATCGTATCCGCTAAATCTACCGCTAGAACTTTTGATACCTGCAACTCTCTGTATATCACTAATTGCTCTGCAGGTGTTATGGCTATCCAAACTACAGCAGAGTAACTTCCATAACCGTAGTCACACGCTCTAAACTTTGTCCAACTTGCAGGTATCTTGTAAGGCTCTACAACATGTATCTGTCTGTTGAACTCTGGGAAAGCAGCTCCTTCTGCTACATCCCAGTCCCCATCTAGTAACTGTCTTCTCTGATGCTCAGGTAGAGACAATAGCATTGCCTCGTAATCCCCTGACTCAGCTAGATAAGGATTGTCAAAAAGATTAGCAGGTATGAAGCGTCTTCTAAAAAGAGGTTGCCCCTCTCTGCTATGACCTTTTGGAAATGTAATAACATTACCACTTTCTAACTCTGTTGCCCAAAATGGTGTGTTTGCAGGTGAGGGATCTACAAACGTCTTTTTAACCCACTGATGTCCTGCCCCTCCGGGGTTCGTTGTTGCTCTCATGTACAGTCCTAGTGATGGATCTGTGCTTCTTAGTCGTGATCTCATATAGTCCCAAGCAAACGGTGTAGACCATTGAGTAAGTTCGTCAAATCCTATCCAGTTAAACGCTTGACCTTGATATCGCATTACGTCTAGGTCACGGTCTAGGTATGACATCCACAGTCTGCCCCCCTTAGGACTCACCCACTGTGACTTTCTTTCTGACCACTTAATCCCCGGAATTGCTTTTGGATACAACTCCTGAGATTTTTGTATGAGTTCTCTTAACTCTTCTGTCGTGTGTCTAACTAACAGTCCACTAAAGTTTGGGTTGTTTATACCGCGTAGTGGGTCAGCTAACATTGCAAAAGACTTACCGCCTCCTGCTGCCCCTCCGTATAACACCTCTCGTTCTGACGAGGCTAAGAAGTCTGTCTGTGGTCCTTCATTTGGTTTAAACAGTACTTCAGGTTCTACCTCTGATGGTTCTGGCAGAACTATAGGTATTTCAGGCTCTTGCGTTATTTTTGAGGGTGAAGCAGTCGAGCGAGTCTTCTTCGAGCTTCTTGATTTCATTAATCGCTTTTTCGAGCCTTTGGGCGAACTTACGTTTAATTGTAATTGTTCTCTTACGTCTTTTGTCAACTTCTATTCTTTTTCTTAGTCCTGTGTGAGATATATATCTGCCTGTCTCTTTTGTTAGCCAGTTAGCAACTTCTCTATAACTATATTGCTTTAGATGTATTTTAGCTCTGTCTAAAGCATCTAGTTGTATGTTTATGGGAACTAAGAAGTCATCGTCTTCTGGATCAATCTCATAACCAAATGGTATCGTCTTTGCTACTCTAGGTATTCTATTCCAATCTTTAAAAAACATATCAGGCTTTGGCAACATCCAAAACCCTAACTCCTCGTTACTCATTCTTTCCTTCTTTTGCAGGTAGAACAAACACACCACCTGAAGATTCCACGTTTATCTTCTCTGTTTTCATAAAGCCTGCTCTATCTAACAAATCCCTAGCTGCTGTCATCTTATCTCTTATACCTAGCTCTGTAGGATCAACAAGAGCAGATCCCATTGCTACTGCTGCCTTTGGTGCAACACGAGCCATATACTCTTTAGTAGCTTCTGCTATTTCATCTTTTAGTCCTTTGATGACATCACTGGTAGCCGTAGTATCTGCATAGCCTGCCATCTTCTTAGCTGTAACAACATCACCGTTTGCACCATCAAATAAGACAGCCATAAACTTCTGTTGTTTTTCATTCAGAACTTTTGTCATCTTTATCCTTTATAACTTCTTCTACCCAATCACCATTGTCACCTGTATGCTCACACACCTCACATCTGTCGTCTTCAATGTGACTGCCACATACTTCGCAGGTGGGTTCGTACAACACTAAGTGGATTCTCCTCTTTTGCCACCTTCTTCCATAAACTTCTCAATGGTTTCTTCAGGTACGCACATAATTTTTTCAGGTGGTCTATTACCAAACTCTTCAACTAAAGCCTTAGCAATTTTAAAAGGATGATTTCCTATAAACTTTTGACACATAGATGAACTATGAAAGTGTCCATGATCTAGCGGATGCTGAAATATAAATATATCTTTTGTTCCGTCTGTGTACATACCTGTCATTATTGCTACTATAAACCACGCTTTTACCATTTACTTTACCTTTCTGTACGCTCGTGTTTTCTTTGCGATACTCTTTGGCTGTTTGACAAATTGCTTACCTGCTTTTGTGCCTTTCCTCTTAGCTCTAGTTGTCGCTGCGTACTGTTGCGGTGATAAAGCCTTGATTGCAGCCTCTGGTAGATAACGCTCTCCAGTCTTCCCACTTGGCTTACCACTTTTGGTTCTCCACTTCTGCTTTGACCATGCTTTAAGACTTCTTTGGCTTTTTGCGAG